AGGAGAGCCCCTAACATGACGAACGTTGGGCTTATCGACTGCACTTGACTTCTGAGGCTGTTTGCCACTAACGTACTCGAATTTGGGACATAGTATAACAACGAATCCCTAACTATGTCATAATTTGTTCCAACGGTTGACGCACCGTCTAAAAACAACAAGCGGCATAATTCCGTAGTGGACGTTTTATCTTTGCTACAAATCGATGTAGCACCGGATATTGTAATATCTTGCGTTACTTCCAAGTCAGTTGAAACCGTAAAACCTGTATTATTTAGCGTTGTTTTAATGGTGCCGTCTACTCTGTTGCGGATAGACCCAGTTGATACCGTGTTGATGTCCACGTCAACGGATGATAATTGAATTTGATATGAACCGCTGATGCCGTTGGTTCTTGCATCCTCGTTGACTAATTGGACAACGGGATTTAATGTGGAAGACCGCCGAAATATCACCCGCCCTATATCCTGCGAGTAAATTATGCCTTTATCACCAACCACCGTGGCAGATGCCTCCACGAATTTGAGATTTTTCGAACTGGTGATGGTGCATTCGTCTCCAAACGTCGCAGTCCCATTGCATATAAAATCCCCCGTCATGGTAACATCCGTTAGGGTTGTTTGTCCCACAACTTCGAAAGCATCGTTGATGAGGGCATTTTCTACGGTTAGCCTGTTTTCTAAGGGATTATATTTAAATTTCAAATTCCCATCAATGCATAACTTATCGAGGGTGGTGTCATGGAATGATACGGGATACTCGATACTGTCATTTTTAATTGTTGCCACGATGTCGAGATTTCCGGATATATTTCCGGATATATTCGGGACATGTAGGGTGTCCGTGGCAGTGTCATAATAAAAATTGGTAAAATCATATGTAACAGACCGATTGCCCGCCCCGCTTGTAATGTCCCACAATAAAACCGCATAGGATACATCGGACACGACGGTGTCAAGAGCGTCCACGTGTAAACTACTACCCAAAAATGTCCCCGTCTCGACGGTAAGACTGTTTTCTAAAGTCGTATCGCCTGCTATTTCAACATCTGTGGCTATTCTTGTCTCGCCTACTGCTATTCGCATCCATTCCGTGACACCACTGAAAAAATAAAACCCTTCTATGTTTGTAGTGTCCTCTATTTTGAAATTGAAACCATCTTCTATAAAAATCTTAACTTGTGAGTCTGTACCTGTTATAATTTCTTTTGTTATTGTCAATACATCACATATGGCTTCACCATCGACTTTACATTCCCGCAACGTTAAACGGTTGGTGCTTGGGTTATATTTAATGTTACTTGATATACTATCGATGGCTAAATTATCCGTATTGTCATCAAAAAACACGACTGGATATTCCACATCATCCGAACGAGTCACGGGGACGATATTGAAATTTGTTACGCTTATGTTGGGAGCGTATAGGGTTTCATTGGCTTTGTTATAATATAATTTAGTGATATCGTGCGATAAATCTCTTGTTGTCGAATTCCAAAGGGTTAACCCATATGCAATATTTAGTCCGCTGTTCACTTGTGTAAGTGATTGGATGCTTAACCCCGTGCCTAACTCTGTTTGTCCAGTCACCTCAAGGGCTGGCATGCTACCCTGAAGCGTAAGATTGCCAGTAACTAAGATGTTTGGACTTTTCAAAGTGCCTGAACTAGTGTTAAAAACCAGTGTTGAGAATTTATAAACCAAATTAGTAGAAGGGTCTTTAAATAAAATCTCATATTCGGGGGATGATGTCACGGGGGCGTCTACAATTCCAGTTAATCTAACAATACCCGTTACAATAAGGTTGCTTATAGCAACGTTATTTATCGAATAGTTGGTCGCAATTATGTCCGTAAAAGTGCCAGTAGTAGCCGTTACAGAATTCGCATCAATGTCGAGTAAATTTATTGTAACGCTTGAACCACTCAAACCACGTAAATTTTTACTCATTATAATATACTTATATAATATATATTAAAATGGTATCAACCGAGAAGGCAAGGGTTTATAAAATGGTATTAGACGTGAGCAACACCATGAATATACCCCATATCATATACGAGACATACCACGGCAGTACTTTAGAATATTGGAAGCGTCAATGGTTTTTAATCCGTCGACAAAATGTGCATAAGTGTGTCATACGCCAACTTATATTTAAGAAGCATAATTTATGTTATTATATGATTATGCACATATCAAAATATTGTATCAATCAAACCTAACCGTCAGTTTTTTCTTTAGTTCATCTTCCAAGTCTTCTTTCCGGTCATAGTGGTTTTTGCCGTTGTTATCCTTCTTAGTATTCGTACCGTCGCAATGTGCCAATATCTCCAACACATCTTCCCCGAAACCGCCAAACCGTTCACGGTACCAATTAATATCACGCCCCGTGCTGTAGTCCAAAGCGTCCCAATTTGTTTTATCGATGACATCCGTGTTGTCATTTGTCCCGAACATGCCTAACATTGAGGCGGGGATGGGGTTCCATTTCTCGGGGTTCTCGTCCAAATCATCCTCGATTAGTTGCTTTTGTGGTGGTTCTTCTTCGTTGGTTGCCATTGTATATATATATCTATAGATTTTTTATTTAAGTTTTGTTTTTATTGTTTTTCAAGCGGTGGAAAAATAATATAAAAATAATATTACCATATATTATAATGACAGATACCGAAGAACCCCCACAAACACACGAAGAAAATGAAGACACCAACGAACCCGAACCCGAACCCGAATCAATCCAAAAACCAGCCCGAAAGGGTCGCCCGCCATTGACTGACAAGCAAAAAGAAGCCCTAGCAAAAGGGAGAGAGAAGAGCCGAAAAAATATGGCTTTAGCGATGGCTAAATCCAAACTTGAAAGGCTTGAAGGTGAGGCTAAAGAAGCCAAGCAGACCAAGAAGAAGCCAAAAAAAAAGGTAGTCGTTGTTGAATCCGACAGCAGTGACAGCAGTGAGGACGAACCCGAAGTCGTGTACGTAAGCAAGAAAAAGAAGAAGAAGGCAAAACCAAAACCAAAGCGGAAACCCAAAAAGGTATATGTTAGCAGTAGTAGCGAGAGCGAGAGCGACAGCGACAGCGACACGCCACCACCAAGACCACCCACGCCACAACCACCACAACAAGCATATCGTCCCAGTCTCATATTTAGATGATTAATAAAATATTATGATTATATATATAAGATGTATAAGACAATACCAAACAAAAACATATCATACGGAGCCGTGCCGATGGATACCGACCACATGCTATGTAAAAATATCGTCCCGCCGTTAGACATAATAGTCAATGGAAGCCTGATCTTGATTATTGGGTCATCTGGGTCTGGCAAGACGAGTTTGATGACGAATTTGATAAGCAAGGGGGGGTCAATCAACGGATATAAGCAATCGTTTCGCAAGTGTTTTCATAAAGTTATTTTAACATCGCCCAGTCTGTCGACTCTTAAACAGGACGTTTTCAAAATACCAAAATCACAAAAATATAACGACTTTCATGAGTGTATGGAAGACCTTGACGGGCATTTGGATGCCTCCATGATGGAAGGAGAACAAGACGGAGAAACAAAGTTTAACCTTTTGATATTGGACGATGTAGCCGCCGCCCTACGCCAAAACAGGCATAATGAGACCCTACTTACGAAGACTTTACAGAACAGACGGCATAAAAATTTAACATGTATCATATTAGTCCAATCATACCGCCAACTACCAACCCAGATAAGAAACAACGCCAATGTCATTTTTTTGTTTAGACCGAAAACCATGCAGGAACAGGAAGCCATATGTGGGGAACTGTTGCCGATACATAAAAGAAATTCTTTAGACTTGTTCAACTTTATTTTTAATGGGAGGTACAACCATCTTATGATAGATCAGACGTTAAAAAAATCGTCGTCATATCGCTTTTTCAAAAATTTTGAAGAAATTATTTTAGATTAAATATATAATGATTATATATAATGTCAAAAACGGAACAAGACAAAAATCCCATCACCAAAAGGACGAAGAAGAAGAAGACCAAAAAAGGCAAGAAGAAACAGAAGAAGGACAAGTCCAAAATCCCAAAAGGCATCACTATAAATATCAATGTAGGAAAATCAGGAGCAGACCCAAAACCCAAAATGCCAAAGACCGCCAAAGGATTCGTCGCACGTACGACCAGCATGAGGGGACAACGGGGCAGGGGCAATTTATCGAACAACTCCCGACAGGCTGAAATGAATACCAATATAATGCAAAATGTTAGCGGGATTCGTTCTAGTGCGATGCAACAGGGTTTGGATCTAAAAGACCTTACGGGTAATTTTGACGTGTTACGAAGAAGGGTCGACGGGTTAGGGACGCAAGTATTGAACGTGCAAAACCAGCAAACAGCGGGAGGCATTAGGGACACTGCATTCCAAGAAGGGGTCAACCGAGCCATAAGGGAAAATGCGGAACGACAACAAAAAGCCTTAGATATTATGCAGGGGAAGATAAGAAGAGAGGTTAAGGACACCCGAGAATCTACCCGCCTAGGGTTACAGGATACCCGCAAAGCACTGGACGCTGTGGCACAATCACAACTAGAATATCGCCAAGAAGTACAACAAGGGATGCAGAATACTGCCGACCGACAACAACAAGCCCTAGACATGATGAGAGAGTCCTTAACCCAAGGAATTACCCGTGACTTAGATATCGTGCGGGGTTCAATAAACGAGGGATTAACGCAAAATGAAGACACCCAAAGGGCGTTAATAAAGGTAGTTGAAGGCGTGACGGCGGTGAGCCGAGACCAAGACAACCAAATGAAACAAGTAGAGGAGACACAGGAATCCATGCTTAAACTACGAGCAGATATAACCCGTGGGGGCAATGCCATTAGGGGACTACAAACAGATATGACCCGTGGGATAAATGCATTTTCAACACTACGGAACGACATGGACAAGGGCATGACATTTTTGGCACGGCAGGGTGCTATGAACACGGAAGCAACCCAGCAGATAGCGGGAAACTTAGGGGCGGAGGAAGCCTTAAAAGATATATATGGCGACGAATTCGCAATAGAAATGCCACCACAAACACCGACACCACAAACACCGCCCAAGACACTAGACACATCAAGGGTATCATCATCAGTAGACCCACAGCAAAACGAAAGACCAGAACTTGGAAAACAACCACCAAACGAGACGTTAAATAAAACACTTGGCAGACCCGAAGGGAGTACGTCAAAGTTTAAATATAAGCAAAATCCTATATTGGATGATTTTTTTGAAGAAGTTCTAAGCAAACAAAAAGAAACCGGTAAAAGGGTTAACTGGAGAGAAGACCCGTACATTGTTAATTTAATTAAAAATGAAGGTGCTACTCCGAAAGGGCTATCAAACCGCCTGTCCGAAATGAACCCAGCCAGAAAAGCATATAAGACAAAAACAAAAACAAAAACCGAAAAAAAAAAAGAAAGTTAAAATAAAAAGTAATCCTAATATAAATGTATAAATTATCTATCGTAGACACCAATGGCCAGATAATATTCAACCGTATCTTCATTTATCAAAAGGATATCATCCAATTTACAAAAGGCAAGATAACTTATAACGATTTCAAACCACGGACGCACGGGAAGAAATACAAGACCTACAAGGATTTTTTTATTATTCATAAGATATAGATGGAGTTTAGTGAGATTTCACAATACTCAGTAGAGGGGGCAGGCAGTGCTTTTTTAATCATCCTCGCTTGGAAACTTTACCGAATGCGGATAGCATCATCGTCGTCTTGTTGTGACGAACATATCCAGATTAGAACGGTGAGCCGTGGCGATTCTAGCCATGATTTAGAAATCCCCCAAACGCAGACCATCGAACGACGGGCGGATGATATAGTATAAAAAATCTTTAGTAATTATACAATATCATGAATCCATTGGACGAACGTGAACCACTTTTGCAACCCTTAAAAGAAGATAAATACGTTTTCACGGCAGGACTAC